ATTCAGATACTTTTTACAAAGAAAACAATGAAGATTGGTCAACTCACGACGTTGTTTTTATCGACGGTCTCCACCATTGCGACCAAGTGCGTAAAGACATCATTAATGCTCTTAAATGCAATGCAAAAGCTATTATATTGCATGATACAATACCGCAATTCGTTCACGTGTTGTTTGTTCTACCATTGCAATACGCCCAGCAATACGAACCGTTAAAAAATCACCCAATAAAGAACGCCATAAATTAATCGGCACATCATTTGTATTTGGTGTAAACACACTAGCAAATACATCAATTAAATCTTTTTGTTGCTTTGGTTTAGGATCATCAAATTGATTCCATTGTATCTCAGCTTCATTAATTGTAACGTCGTTATATAGCTTTGTATAGATTGCTGTTAGTTTAGCGTGTTGAATATCATAAGCCATTGACCCGTTAGCATATGCGGTTGCAGCGGAATTATTGACTGATAAAAGCCATGAATAAAACATTTTTTTGTATTTGTTTTCATAGATTTTCTGTCTGCGTATGAATTCTTTATGTTGTTGTTTCTGGCTCGCCATCGTTTTCTTCTAATTGCAATATTAATATAGCAGTATTAGTGAATTTATATTCAGCTAATATAAAATACCCGTCATTCAAAACCTTACTAACTAACTCTGATTGTTCTTGAGTCATACCATCGCTCAATTGTACAATTATGTATTTCTTCATAATCTAAATATTTGGATCAAGTTGTTCCTCATCAATATCGCTATCCGTACTATACAAATCCTCCAATGTAGATAATCCACTTGGAATAAGCACGTTTTTACGCTCTGATTCTTGTAATGGTTCATATCCCATCATCGAGCGTTTTTCATCAACTGTAAGCCAATTAGATTGTGCCGCTACTTGTGATTGAGTTTTTAAATCGTCCTGCATTTCTGGAAATATTGTATAATCATACTCAATTACGTAATCTAATTTCAATATTTCTTTAGCTAATTTCTTATTGTAAACAGCTTTTCTAGCTTCGCACAATGGAATAACACAATCAGTAATAACCGCTTTTCTAGCTTCGGCAAAGTTATTGTATTTCTTATCACCTCCCATTAAATCGGAAGGGTATTGATAAACATTACACAATTCGTTAACCATTTCTGTTTTTGATGCAAGTATATTCAAATCAACCGCACTAAGACCAAAAGCAGTCCATGTCAAAGCGGACGGAGTAACTAAAATATCCCCTGCTTTATGTACCCCTTGATGTTGCTGCTTAAATCTATCTTGTATTGTTTGAGCTTGTTCAGTAGTTAATCCGTCAGCTGTATTTGTCGCTCCTGTAATCATTCCACCTGGTCCCATGTTCTCAAATTGGAAACCTTGTGTTAAGTCGGCATTTTTATAACGCCCTAACAGAAGCCTGCACGATTGAAGCGGTGAAAGTCCTTTGAACTGCTTTGTTGGTGATTGACCCGATAAAATAGGATTCCATTTTTTAAAGTGTAAAACATCTGCTCCAAGCAATGTATTTTGTAGATAATTTACTTTATATTCTAATTGTGGAGAAAAAGGCGTTCCACTTACTTTAATATCAACACAAGGAGCTGGCAACGTGTGTAATTCGTGTGTTGAACCTACGCCAATATGATAAAGATAAGAATTTCCAGTTAACAACTTATAACCGTCAATATCGTAGTTTTGTTCTGCAGTGTTTTGGTAATCGTTAGGATTTAAAAGCAGTTCTTCTATTATTGAATTCTCAACTTTATCATAAGCCTCTGCTTTATACTTCAATGCTTTGATGTAATTTCCACTTTCCATCATTGCTTTATACTTAAGCTCTTTTGAACGGCTTTTTACTTTGAATACTTCAAACGGCACTATCCAAAACTTCAATTTAAGCAAACTATCAGATGCAGAACTATCTGTAATTCTAAAACTACATGCTGGACAGCCTATTAATACCGACAGAGAATCAGATTAGAGCTGAATTATGTAAGAGATCTTTTTTCTTCTTCTTGAAAGAATTTTGGGAAATTATAATTCCAGAAGATCCAGTTTATAATTGGCACATGGAATATTTATGTGACGAACTTCAAAAAGTAGTTACAAAAGTCTCTAATAGAGAATCTAAAGACTACGATTTAATTATTAATATACCTCCAGGAACATCAAAAAGCACAATTGCAACAGTTATGTTGCCAGCGTGGGCTTGGATTATAGACCCTAGAATTAGAGCACTTACAGCGTCTTATTCAGCTTCATTGTCTACAGATCACAGTATGAAATCTAGGGATATAATTCGTTCTGATAAATTCAAATCATATTTTCCTGATATTGAAATAAAAAGAGACCAAGACAATAAAACTCACTATAAAAATACTGATGGAGGCGAACGTTATGCTACTTCTGTAACTGGTACTGTAACGGGGTTTCATGCTCATTTAATTATTGTAGATGACCCATTAAATCCAAAAGAAGCAGCATCAGAAGCAGATAGATTAACCGCTAATAATTTTATGGATGTTACTTTATCTACAAGAAAAGTAAATAAGTCCGTTACGCCTACTATTTTAGTTATGCAAAGGCTTCATCAAAAAGATTGTACAGGTAATTGGTTGGATAAAGAAGGTAAAAAAATAAAACATATTTGCTTACCTGGTGAAGTATCAAAAGACGTTAAGCCTATTGAATTAAAAGAAAAGTATATCAATGGTTTATTGGATGCTGACCGATTAACCCTTGCCGATTTGTTGGAACTTAAAATAAATTTAGGCAGTTATGGATATGCAGGTCAAATAATGCAAATACCTACTCCTGCTGACGGTGGAATATGGCAAAAATGGATAGTTCCAATAGACGACAATGCTATTCCTAAAGAATTAAAAGAAGTGGGTACTGATTGGGATTTAGCATACACAGAAAAAGAAACTAACTCAGCAAGTGCATACGTTACAAGTGGGAAGCATGATAATAAAATGTATATTACTGATTTAGGTTTTGATTGGCTGGAATTTCCTAAATTAATGCCTTACATGAAGTCTAAAACACAACCGCATTACATAGAGGGAAAAGCTTCTGGTAAGTCAGCAAAACAAGTGCTAACAAATCAAGGAATACCAGCTATTGAAATTCAAGTAGTTGGAGGCGATAAAGTGGCACGTGCTCAAATGGCTACTCCTTACGCTGAATCAGGAATGATTTACTGCAAAAGATCTATTTATGACAAACTTCACTCAGATAGTAAGCAAGGTATATTGATGTTTCCTAATGGAGAGCATGACGATTTACAAGATGCTTTAGTGCAATCAATAAACAGATTGTTAGGAAAAAAAGGTTGGTTTGTGATTTGATAATTTATTTTTGTATTTTTACCATTAATTTACTATAACTGAAATGGGTATATTCGATAGATTCTTTAAAAAAGCGATTAATTTAAACGTTAACTGGACACTTTCTAAAAGTGGTGAGTGGGTTTATCCAGACTCTAAAAGCGATACTTACATAGATAAAGGATATAAAGAATTGCCTAATGTTTATGGGTTAATTGAAGCTATTCTAAGTAAATCTACGATAGTGCCGTTCGAAGTATTCAAAGTAAAAAGCCGTTCAAAAGAATTGAAGTATAAGGCGATGATGGAAAGTGGAAACTACATCAAAGCATTAAAGTATAAAGCAGAGGCTTACGACAAAGTTGAGAATTCAATAATAGAAGAACTGCTTTTAAATCCTAATGATTACCAAAACACCGCAGAACAAAATTATGATATTGACGGCTATAAGTTGTTAACTGGAAATTCTTATCTTTATCATATTGGCGTAGGTAGCACTCATGAATTACACACTTTGCCTGCTCCTTGTGTTGATATTAAAGTTAGTGGCACACCATTTTCCCCACAATTAGAGTATAAGGTTAATTATCTACAAAATACATTGCCAGGAATTGATGTTTTACACTTTAAAAAATGGAATCCTATTTTATCAGGACAATCACCAACAAAACAATTTAAAGGACTTTCTCCGCTTCAATCTTGCCGTTTATTGCTAGGTCGTTACAAAAATGCTGATTTAACACAAGGGTTTCAATTTGAGAATATGGGACCAGGCGGAATGATAACAGGGGCTACAAATACAGCAGACGGATTAACTACTGAACAAGCTCAAACAATACAGGATAGATTTAAACAACAACATCAAGGCGTGCATAAAGCTGGTGACATACTCGTTACGCCTAGTGCGCTCACATGGACTGCATTTGGTTTATCGGCAGTAGATTTAAACATACTTGCATCAAAAACCGAAATGGTTAATGAATTGTGTAATGTTTATCAATACCCAAGTGATTTAATGGGAGGTGATAAGAAGTACAACAACTTTGCAGAAGCTAGAAAAGCGGTTATTACTGATTGTGTAATTCCATTGGTAGAGGCTAGAAAAGCGGTTTACAACAAGTTCGTAAAAGATGTTCTAAAAGAGGATGTAATTATTGAATACGATTATACTATATTTCCTGAGATGCAGGATGATTTACAAACTCAATCACAAGTAGCGGCACAATCTAATTGGCTTACAGTTGATGAAAAACGCTCTATGATGGGATACGAACCATTGCAAGAATCAGAGCGTAAAAACGTGCTTATTCCAAGTGGATTGAGTACTTTGGAGGATTTGTATAATACTGATGATACTATTGATGAAGAACAACTTGATCCAAATGTATAATGGCGAGCCTTAAACAACAGCATAAAGAATTCATACGTAGAGAAAAAATCTATGAAAACAAATACAAAAAAATGTATTATGCTTGGTTGCTATCAGTCAATAATTCCGCTGCTACCGCATACGCTAATGGTTCAATGGCTTACGATATTCAACACGGTAAATTAACCGCAATCTATACTAAGCTATACAACGATGTAACGATTAATGAAGCTGAGATACAATGGAATCAATTCGACGATCCAAACCCAAAGCAACAGAAAGACTTAATTGATGTTTTTGCTTCTGTATTTGCTTCTAATACAAATGACGTTCCGATTAATTTATGGCGTTCTTTGTTAGGTGATTTTTTAACTATTAGGATTGCAGGACGTATTGCACAGGTAGAGCAAACAACACGTGAAAGAATAGCAGTATTAATTGAAAGAGGTATTTCAGAAGGGTTGGGAGCTCGAGAAGTTGCACGCTCGATAAGGGACGATAAAGACTTCAATAAAAACCGTGCTTTGACTATTGCAAGGACTGAAACTGTTACTAGTGCTAATCAAGGTAAGTATATGGCAGCGTTATCATCGCCGTATGTCAAGTTAAAAAAATGGCTTGCATTTGCCGATAAAAGAACACGACCAACTCATTTAGATTTTATTAACCGTCCTTTTGTAGAAATGGATCAATTATTCTTTTTACAGAATATGAAAACAGGAGCTTTAGAATCGGCACGTTATCCTTGTGATAGTACTTTGAGTGCTGGGAATAGCGTAAATTGTAGATGTATTGTGGTGTTTGAGAATAAGAAAGACGAAAGTGGGCGTTTGATACGTAAAAACCAATTTAATTAAAAATATATGAAAAATAAAGCTGAAATAATAAACAGGATTATTCAAGAGGTTGGAGGAGAAAATTATGCTGAAATCGGATACGGTGACGGTGCTAATTTTAAACAAATAAAAAGTCATTACAAGGCTTCGTGTGATCCAAATTACAAAGGTAATGACCACGCTTGTCATAAAGGAGACAGTGATTCGTTTTTTGAAGCTAATAAAGAGACTCAAATAGATGTTATCTTTATCGACGGTTTACATCACGCTGACCAAGTGCGAAAAGACATAATTAACGCTCTTAAATGCAATGCCAAAGCAATTATACTTCACGATACAATACCGCCAACAGAAGCACATCAAATTGTACCAAGAAAGCAAACGAGTTGGACAGGTGATTGCTGGCGTGCTGTAGTTGGTTTTAAACAGTCTTATCCAGATGTGAAATTAGAAACTTATCGTTCGGATTATGGATTGACAGTCATTTTTCCGGAAGGCAAAAAAGTTAAAAAGCATTTCGAGAATAAAGAGATGACTTATGATGAGTTCAAAGAAAATGAAGTTAAATTGTTGAACATTATAGACTAAATGACCCTAATATACTCCTGCCTTTTCGGAAACTACGAAATACCACAGCCTCTTAATTACGCATCAAAAGATTGTCGTCATGTATTCTTTACTGACAACAAATATTTGACTGTAAAAGGTTGGGAAATGGTTTATTTAGAACCGAAAGAATACCCGAAAAAACAGAGTAGAGAGGTTAAAATCAATATCCATAAGTTTATAGAGGCTGATTTGTACATTTACATTGATGCGAACTATAAAGTTATGGGTAATTTGAGTTCTTTTGCGTCGCAATACTTTAGAGGCGGTTATTTAACGATGCAACACCCAAATAGACGGTGCATATATCAAGAGGCTAAAGCGGTTATTCAAATACAAAAAGATACTGCAGATGTAGTAGGAAATCAAATGTTAGCGTATCAAAAAGAGCGAATGCCAGCTAATCACGGGCTTTATGCGAATGGTTTTTTTATAAGAGATAATTCATTTAACCATATTTGCGAGCAATGGTATAATGAAGTTGAAAAACATTCTTATCGTGATCAATTATCTTTGTCTTATGTCCTTTGGAAGAACAAAAAGAAAGTTACCGCTTATGGTCGTGGCGTATTCAGAAACCTATTGAGCCTACAACCACATAGAATCGTAAAAGAAACACCCCCTAACATTTATCATTTCGTACCCGGAGCGGGTGATAAAAATCTAGGTCGTGAATTAAATAAGCATTGTGAAATAGTTCCTAATGATGATGATTGGATAGTGATTAGAGACAACGATACTTGTTATTTACACCCATTCATAAATAAGCAATTAGAAGACATTATTAAAAAGCATGGTGATACTTATCAAATATTTTCGTGTTATACTAATAGGTTAGGATTGAAATATCAATTGCCTTATGGGTTAATGGAAGAAACAGATGTTCTCAAACTAAGAAAACTATCAGAGAAGCATTATAACGAATTTTATGATGATGTAGTAGAATGTAGAAAAAACGAACCTACAGCGGGTTTATTTGCTATGTTTCAGAAAAAGACTTGGTTAAAACATAAATACGATGAAGGTTTAGCGAATGCAGGAGGTTTTATTGATTGGAAGTTTACAAAAGGACAATTGATGAAAGGAAGTAGAATTGCGATTTGTAAAGGGATATTTTTGTTTCATTATTACAGAATGCATCAAGATAATTGGAGAGAATATAAACATTTGAAGTAATGAAGTACAGCGCAAAACACTTAAGATTTAAAGGCGATCATTGGGAATGCACTCTTGAAAGATGGGAGGGTTGCCAATGCAATTCTGAATCGGTTAAAGTGTTGGTTTATCAAGAAAAGCGTCCGTCATTATTAGAAATTAAAAACTCAGCTGTTTGGGATTAGACTATTTTATTTCAAAAAAAACCTAACTAATTTAATAGTTAGGTTTAAAACATTAAAGTTCTGTTTCCTCTTTCGAGATACCCGTGTCGGTTGTTTTAATTAAATTAAAGATTCTGCTATTTGGTAAAATGATGTATAAATTCACTTACTGCCAATCCCATACACCATCCAAAAGATACGTAATTTATTAAATTCTTTTTGCTTTTAATCATATACGGTATGTTTATAAACGCAAATACTAATAATACGAAGCCTAAAATCATTTTTTTATTTATTTAAAATTACTATCATAAACTCTACCAACTTTAAATCCAGAATCTTCTATCTGATTAATGCAATCGTGTATAACATCTCCATTTGTTGGATAAATATTAGGGAAGAAATTAGCTAAATCTGCGTCGTGAACCATTCCTAATCTTTCTGGTATTGAAAATCCTTCTTGTCTTTCTTCAAATAATCTAGTTCTCTTTGAACTCAGCAAATAATTACCAAAATCTACTAAGTCTTTTTCTGTGAATTGTTTTTTCATAATAAATGACGTGTATAACGTGGGTGATAAATTGTTTGATTTTTAGGATCTAATTGCATTACTAATTCATATACTAAAGGTTCTGTGACATTAGCTCCGTGTTCTTCATTAATACAATTACCTAATTGAATAATGATTTTAGCTCTAGTTTCTTTGGACACTTCATCCATTCTAAATACTTCTATTAATTCTTTCATTTCGTTTTCAAATTACTTGGTTTTCCTTCTAATTGCAATGTATATTGCGCTTCTGATGACTTCACATACCCAAACGTTTCTAAGAATGAATCGATAGTAGATTGTTTGAGTTGATTGGCTTTATATCGGCTTACTAATTGAGACGCATAACCTTGAGAATAATGCCCAATATACCACTTTAATTGAGATGTTATTTTGTTAAACACTTCTTTTTCTGTCATAATTTAATTTGATAAAGTTATTTTTCCGTAAAAATCTTCCATTTCATTCATATCCCAATTACTTACATAAGCTCCTACTCCAAACAAAAACGATTCTTCATAAACAATAGTTCCGCTTTTTTCATCATCAAATAAGATTATAATGACATCGCCTTTACGTTTCATTAATTTAGGGAACTCTTTTTTCACTCCAAAATTTAATTCTGATTTCATATAAATTATATTTAAGTTACACAAATATAAACAATTTTACAATACAACAATACTAAAATTATTATTTTTTATTCAAAACCGACATTATCACTAAATTTACACAAACATTAAGAAGATGCTGTACAAAGGAATTG